TTTTTAATTGGAAACAAAGGTGATGATATTGATGGTTTGTTTGACACAATTAAAGACGTTGCAAAGATTTCTAAGTGGGCTGGTGGTATCGGTTTACACGTTCATGATGTTCGTGCTAAAGGAGCATATATTAAAGGAACAGGTGGACAATCTGATGGATTGTTACCAATGATGAAAACATATAACGAAGTTGCTCGTTGGATTAACCAAGGAGGAAAACGTAAAGGTTCGTTCGCTGTTTATTTAGAACCATGGCATTCTGATGTATTTGAATTTATTGATTTAAGAAAAAATCACGGTAAAGAGGAAATGAGAGCAAGAGATTTGTTCTTAGCAATGTGGACTCCTGATTTGTTTATGCAACGTGTCGAACAAGATGGTGATTGGACATTGTTCTCACCTGATGAGGCACCTGGATTATCTGATGCATATGATAGTCCTGAAGATAAGGCGTTTACTCGTTTATATGAATCATACGAACAACAAGGTTTAGGTAGAAAAGTCATTAAAGCAAGAAAATTAATGGATGCTATCTTAACTGCACAAATTGAAACAGGTACACCCTATATGTTATATAAGGACCCTGCCAATTATAAATCAAACCAAAAAAATTTAGGTACTATCAAGTCATCAAACTTATGTACTGAAATTATTGAATACAGTTCACCAACTGAACAAGCGGTTTGTAATTTAGCATCAATTGCTTTACCTAAGTATATTTTAAACGGTGAATTTAATCACGATTTATTATATGAATACACATATCAAGTTGTAAAAAACTTAAACAATGTGATTGATTTAAATTATTACCCAACAGAAGAAACAAAACGTTCAAATCTTAAACACAGACCAGTTGGCTTAGGAGTTCAAGGTTTAGCCGATGTGTTTTGTATGTTAAATTTACCATTTGAATCTGAAGATGCTGATAAATTACAAACAGATATTTTTGAAACAATATATTTTGCGGCGATGACATCTTCAAATGACTTATCGAAAGAGTTTGGACCATATGAATCAATTGCAGGTTCACCAATCGAAAAAGGAATTTTCCAATTTGAGATGTGGGGTAAAACTGCCAAAGATTTATCTGGTCGTTGGGATTGGAAAAAATTAAGGAAGAATGTTGTTAACTATGGTGTTAGAAATTCATTATTAGTTGCACCGATGCCAACAGCATCTACAGCACAGATTTTAGGTAATAATGAAGCGTTTGAACCATTCACAACAAATTTATATTCACGTAGAACATTAAGTGGTGAGTTTGTCATGATTAACAAACATTTGGTTGCCGATTTATTGAAGTTAGGGTTATGGAATGATACGATTAAGAACAAGTTAATCATGGAAAATGGTTCGGTTCAAAATATTCCTGAAATTCCAACTGAAATGAAAGAAGTATATAAGACCGTTTGGGAAATGTCTCAAAAGAGAGTTTTACAAATGGCAGCAAACAGAAGTGTATTTATTGACCAATCACAATCATTAAATTTATTTGTGGATAATGCAACTAAACCTAAATTATTAGCAGCACACTTATTTGGATGGAAATTAGGTTTAAAAACTGGTATGTATTATTTAAGAACAAGAGCGGCAGTTGATGCGTTGAAAGGTTTGGGGGTTGATATGTCAGCATCAAAACCAGTCGAACAAACATCATCTGTGAATAATGTTGAAGTTCCAACAAATAATACATTGATTAGTGAACAAACACCTGAAGTTGTAATGACATCAGAAAGACCCACCGATTCACCATTTGAGTGTGAGGGATGTGGTTCGTAATAAAATTAGGTATATTTTACTATAAATTTAACCCAGCTTCGGCTGGGTTTTTTATTTATTACCATTTTATAATAGTTTATATTTATTGGTATGGCGGTAAAATATGGAATTGATTTTCCTTTTAGAGACAGTTTAGAAGGTAGTTATTTAAAAATGACCTCAGCACCCGATAGGGAAGTTAGAGCTAATTTAATACATTTATTATTAACAAAAAGAGGTAGTCGTTATTTCTTACCTGATTTTGGTACAAGATTATATCAATTTATATTCGACCAAAACGACATGGTAACTTGGAACTTAATTGAAGAAGAAATTAGGGAATCGGTAAAAAGATACATACCTAATTTAGACATAACAAATCTTGAAGTAATTTCTGCGGAAGATGATCCTGATAATGTAAGAACATTTTCTTCTGATGAGGACGAAAGACTTTTTAGAGTATCAGATAGTAAAAATAAACCGTACACGGCTAAAGTAAAGATTGAATATACAGTTAATAATGGAGCGTTTTCGTCTTCAGATTTTATAATATTAAACATTTAAAATGGGAAAAAAGATATCATACGCAACCAGAGATTTTGCGGGACTTAGACAAGAATTAGTAAATTTAACAAAAGAATATTATCCTGATTTGGTTAAAAATACCAACGACGCATCAATATTCTCTGTATTGTTAGATTTAAACGCGGCAGTTGCAGATAACTTACACTTTCATATTGATAGGGTTTGGCAAGAAACAATGTTAGACTTTGCTCAACAAAGACAATCGTTATTTCATATTGCAAAAACTTATGGTATTAAAATACCCGGTAATAGACCATCCGTTTCTTTATGTGATTTTTCTATTAACGTGCCGGTAAGGGGAGATAAAGAGGATGATAGATATTTGGGTGTTGTTAAAGCAGGTGCTCAGGTTTCAGGAGGAGGACAAATATTTGAAACGTTAGAAGATATTGATTTTTCTGACCCATTCAATAGTAGAGGAGAACCAAATAGACTTAAAATACCTAATTTTGATAATAATAATAGATTGATTTCATACACTATAACAAAAAGAGAACCCGTTGTTAACGGAGTTACAAGAATTTATAGAAGAGTAATTTCAGAATTAGATCAAAAACCATTTCTTAAACTTTACTTACCCGAACAAGATGTGTTAGGTGTAACATCTATTATTCATAAAGATGGAACCTCATTTGGGGCAAATCCATCATCTTCTGAATTTACAAACATTTCAAATAAATGGTATGAAGTAAAAACATTAATTCAAGATAAAGTTTTTATACCAGACCCAACTGCAGCTTCAGATTCAGATAATTTTAAGGCGGGAAAATATCTCGATGTAAACAACAAATTTGTAACCGAATATACTCCCGAGGGTTATTTTTCAATAACATTTGGTTCAGGAACTGTTAACCCATTAGATAATTTAGATAACTATATGAATGGTTCTTTAAAGGTTAATCTATCAACATATCTAAATAATATGTCATTGGGTGCGGTACCAAAGGCCAACACCACAATATTCATCAAATATCGTATTGGCGGTGGTAAAGACTCGAATTTAGGGGTTAATATTATAACAAGTGTAGATGACGTTGAATTTGAGGTTAATGGTCCAAATGAGAACTTTAATTCACAAGTTCAACAATCATTGAGAGTTACTAACGTAACTCCCGCAATCGGTGGAGCTGACCAACCTACAATAGAAGAGTTAAGAAATATGGTATCTTATAATTTTTCCGCACAAGATAGAGCAGTAACTTTAAATGATTACAAATCATTGATTGAGACAATGCCATCTACTTATGGTGCACCTGCTAAAGTAAATGTAATGGAAGAAGATAATAAGGTTAAGATTAAACTTTTATCATATGATGAAAATGGTAATTTAACTGATATTGTTTCTAACACATTGAAAAACAACATATTAAGTTATCTTTCTGAATATAGAATGATAAATGATTACATTGATATTACAAGTGGTCAGGTAATTGATTTAGGGTTAGAAATTGATTTAATTGTCGATAAGAACGAAAAAACAAGTGATATTTTAAGAACAACGATTCAAAATACAGTAGAATTTTTCGCAATTGAAAAACGTAAAATGGGTGACCCATTATTCGTAGGAGATTTAATGAGAGAAATTGGTGCGGTTTCAGGAGTTGTAAATGTTGTCGACGTTAGAGTTTTTAACAAAAAAGGTGGAAACTACTCAAGTTCTGAAGTTTCACAAGACGTAAATGCAACAACAGGATTAATAACACAAACTGATTTAACGATATTCATGAAGTCCAATCAAATTTTCCAAATCAGATTCCCAAATGTAGATATCAAAGTGAGAACTAAATCTTTAGGAACGACTACATACTAAAATGTTTTTTCGTTATAATAGTAGAAAATCTCATGCTTTCTATTTATTATAAGAACAATGCAAAAACATAGAATTTCAACAAATATTGGAAAAGACCAAAGGGTTACGGTTGAGTTAAAACAAGACTACGACTTATTGGAGGTTTTATCATTAAAATTTACCCAACAACAGGCATATACATCGTTATGCTCGGATTATGGAGTGGTTTGTGGTAGAGTTACTGCAAATAATGGTTTAGGTATACCAAATGTTAAAGTATCGGTTTTTGTACCACAAAAAGACACAGATTCAACAGACCCCGTTATATCCGCTTTATATCCCTATACGTCAGTCGTAGATAAAAATGATGATGGATATCGTTATAATCTTTTACCATCAAGGAAACAACACGGAGGACATGTACCAACAGGTACATTTTTTGACCAACAAGAAATCTTATCAAGAGAGGAAGTTTTAGAAGTTTATGAAACTTATTACAATTATACTGTAAAAACCAATAGTGCTGGTGACTTTATGATTTGGGGAGTTCCATTAGGTGAACAAACAATTCATGCTGAAGTTGACTTGTCAGATATGGGATGTTTTTCAATTAGACCATATGATTTTATTAGACAAGGAATTGACGAAAAAAGATTTGATAGATTTTATAATTTTAAATCTGATGAAGATTTAGACGGGTTAGAACAAATTGTAGCATTTAATAAAAAAATTGAGGTTTTTCCATTTTGGGGAAATCAAGATTTATGTGAAATAGGTATATCAAGAGTAGATTTTGACTTATCAGATAAAGGTGTTAAGGTAGAACCAATTTCATTAATTTTAATCTCATCTGTAACAGATAGTGATTCAGATGCGGTTAAGAAAACTGGTGTTATTAGAACGAACACTGGATATAAATGTAATTTACAAACTAGTGGTGGTAAAATTGAAGGTGTAAGATATACAGGAAATAAAGTATATGGTTCAGATGGAACAACATTGTATCCTGAATTAGAGTATTTTAATCCGGGTGTTATTGAAGATGATGGTACAGCAATGGCTGTCATTCCAATGAATATGGAATATACCTTCACAAACGAATTTGGTGAAGAAGAAATTACAAACGACCGAAATAAAGGTATTCCAACAACAACAATTGCAAGACTTAGAATTGGTTTAGGTGAAGGAAATACCGAATCAACAAAGGGAACAACATCGGCACATTATTTAATACCACAAATTAGAGAATATAATAAAAATGCAAATGGTTCAAATAATTTAGGTGAGTATGATGAAGAATTATTAACAACTTATCAATTTTCAAATGTATTTGAAGATTATTTAAATATCGCATGGCCAGCCGGTACAACTGGTTCAACAATGGCAACAACATTTGTTAATGACAAATTAAATGCAATGTTGGGGACAAATAACGGAGGAGTTCCCGAAGACGTTTTCTATAAATTTATTTATGGTAAAGTTTACACACCAACGTCTTTTCAAGGGTCACATTATGAAGTTTCAACCGCCGAACAATTTTTTGGTTTATCAAGAAGAGATGCATTTTTAGGTATTAAACAAATTAGACCAAGTCAAGAAGATGATTGTACAGGTAATGCAAATTATATACCAACAAACTTCGCATTTAGAAATAGAATTAAATTTAGTTTATTAATATCTTCTATTGTAACATTTATACAATTCGTTTTTGCAATCATCATTGTCAAATTTTTTGAATTTATTGGTTCATTTTTATTTTCAGTAGGTCAAGGTCTATTCGGAATATATTTTGGATGGCCATTTAATTGGAGACCGTTTGCGAGAATTGGTGAACAATTTATGAGTGCGGCATATAGTATGCAAGATAAAGGAACAAAAGTACTTCCATTAACGGTTTATCCCGATTGTGAAGAGTGTTCTGAAGATACATCAGCATTTGCCGATTTATCAACTGAATCTGAATATGCGTCTGTTGGAGAGATAAAATTAAAAGTAGTCGGTATTGGTCAAGGTGCTGGCTCGGTAATGTTAATACCAATAGAATTTAACACATCAACCACAAACGGTTCATCTTGGCTACAATCATTTTATCCAGATGCACAGGCAAGAGATTATAGTTCTGACACATCATCACCACTATATAGTAACAATTTCCAATTAACAAACCCAACAAAGGCAACACAAAAAACAATATTAGAATATCTGAGCACTGCAAAAGTTATACCATTACAAGGAGACATAAACGATAGTAGATTTATTGCGGATATGTATCCTTTGGTTGATGATACAATTATTCCGTACACAGTGCCTCCAGACAAAGCGGGTATAACATCAATATCATTCTCAAATTTTATTTTAAACTTTAATAAGTCAAATAATGCTTTAGGTAATAAAAGTTATTTTAGAGCTGCTCAATTTAGAGATCATTGGAAAGCAACATTTTTGGGTCCAGATAAAGAAGATAGTTGGGAAGCATATGGTGCTTCAAATGGACCAACAAGACTAAGTAGTAAAATACAACAATGGACAAACGTTGTTGGTATTTGGAAAAACTATATGGAAGTGTTAGCATTTAGTCATGAGGAATGGACAAATCTATGTGGTGTTAACTATGCAGGATATGAGGGAGGACATAATGGAGTGGGTAATTTCGCAGATAGAGGAACTTTCGTTATCATGAGAATTTATGATAGAACAGTTAGAAAGAAAAATCCAGACGACCAAATAAGAACTGAAATTGCAACAGAAGTAGGTTGTCAAAAATATGACAAAGCATATAATGAGGCATTATCATACAAATATTTGTGGGCAACACCAGATTCTTCATATGGAGATTCACACTCACCAATAAACCCATCAACAGGATATGCCGCTGGTTTAGTCGAATCCTCAACACCTGTTGCTGGTTCTACAATTATGGCTGATATTATTGCAGGTGGGGGTTCAGAAAGAATGCCGTACTTTAAAATATGGTCAAAAATTGGTAACAAATATTATGATAGAAAAACTAAATCGGGTTATTCAGAAATAAGAGACGGTGTTTTTACAATTATACCCGTTATTCAAGGAGCATCAAAAAATATTGATTTATTAACAGAATGGTATAAAAGAAAAAGAGTTGGTTTATTTTTCTGTGGAGGAGTAACTAATTTTTCATTTATAGATAATTGGTTAAATGGGTTATTATATTTCTTTAAATTTGAATATAGGATTAAATGGGATAATCAACAAGTTTTAGATTTAAATCAAAGAGGTTCAAAATTCCCAAGAGAATTGGTTTTTTATAATGTTTTACATAAAAAATTCTATTATAGGTCAACACCATATAATCCAACAAGTGGATTTATTGGTCAACAATATAGTAACTACTTAGAATTGTTACACCCAACAACATTTTATGATGTAGGTGTTAGAGATGAATTTATGTATGAAATTTGTTATGACCCAAGGATTGACCCAACCTGTTCTGTTGTTAGAGATTTAACCCCAACCACATACCAAGACCCAGCTAATATTATTGAACACGTTATTAACTATAGAATGGATGTTTCAAACGCAAAATTTGATGTCGGTGATTTTTTTAGTGATTCAAGTTACAATTTTGGACAAGTATTGGATGGTGATATAACTCAATTAATGTCTATTAATAATGAGGCGGGTATTGAGGCTTTTGATTTAGACTCATCAAAATACTTCATGTTCAATGGTGAATTCTTAGACCCTGAAGACCCTTTAACAATAACTTATTTTACGGGAGGAACAGGAAATTATGGGCCAACACCTATTGATTTTAAATTAGATGATAACGGTAGATTTGTTAGATTATGTTTAAATAATAGATTGGGGGATTACTCACAAAAAGTTCCGTTCTTCTTGTGGGATAAAAAGGGTGAAGATTTTGGACCTTATACCGCGAATTCAGATAAACAAAGATGGGATAGAACTAAAATTGCAACCCAAAGAATCCAAAGGATTATATCAATATCTGGTGAAACCGAAACAAACACAAACTATTTGTTCCCTGACGGAGAAGAAGAGTTTTTATTATTACCAATGACTAAACAACATCCCACATACTCATATGATGGAAATTATACGGATATGATGGATAGGTTTGATAGAATAGAAACAACGGCACCAACAGACCCTGCTTCAGGATATACGGAAGGTGACATATGGTTAGAAGTTTTAACAGGAGATGTTAAATCACCATCAACGGGAAACATTTATATTGTTTCTGGACAAACTTGGTCATCACCAATAAGTTATGTACACAATAGTAAGGAATTATTTATTTTCGGAACTGCTAAAAATTATAGCGGTAATAAACAAGTATTGTCTACAGGACTACAATTTTACTTTGGTATAAGACCGGGTAAATCTGCATTTGATAGACTAATAAAATATTACGGACCTAAAGGGGTGTTCCCACCAGCTGAATAATGGAAAATAAAAAAGAAATATTATTACCTAGTAAAAGGTACAAAAAGGCGGAAGAACAAGATTTAAATTTAAACATAGGTTTAGAGACCTCACAAACTTTATTAAGAATTGGGGATAAGGATATTATTTTAGATATTGATAAACTATATGATAAAGAAAGAAATCAAAGTAACAAATATAAAATTTATGGAAAACTTAAAATGGTTTTTCGTAACATGTATAGTGGAGATACTTCATATGATTATTTACAAGAGAGAGTTTATTTAAATGGAAGGGGAGATGGTTTGGATAACCCAACATTAGGGGGTTTTTTACCATATGATGAATTTGCATTTTTAAGACGAGATTTAAGAAGAAAAATAATGCCATCAAGTTCGATTAGTGGAGACACTTTAGGATATTACCCTGAAAATCTCGATTCGGTGTTAGTACTCACAGGATCAACCGATCACACAACAATTACACCTATTACAGCGCCATATCATAATTGGAATCTCTATTTGAGTTATGTTTATTCTGGTGATACAAATTATCAAATGACATACACCTTAACTGGTGGAACTAAAATATCATTTAAAAGTGGTGACGGAATACCATTTAGATTATCAAATACTTTTAATTCATATTATGAATTTACCGCACCTGTAGAACACGGAATGGCTTCTGGTGAATTCGTAACATTTTCAGGTACAACAATAACAGGAGAAGTTTCAGGAAGAACATATTATATTGACAGTGTTGGTAATGAAACATATAATTCTGAAAAATATGTAATTAACATATTGAAAAAAGAACTTAAGACCGCCACAACAATACCGACATTAGTTATCGGTAAAAGATGTATTGATAAAAATAATACAACGGGGTCAACATCACAATATTATGTACATAAACATAAGTTACTTACAACAACTGGTGATTACATAATGGATAATATTGGATTCGAATCACCGATATGGGAAGAGGAGAAAAAAATATTATTTGAAAATGCGGTTGGTGCAAATGACACAATTGTTGAAAGAAATAGAATGGAATCTGTTCTATATGATTTCAAAGAACCTTTTGTTTTAACTGGATTAACAAACAATTTAGGATATACACCAACAGAAGTTTATGTAACCACTTTATTTAGAAATGGAAATGGATATTTTAGTTATCCACCAAAAGTAGGACACAAGTTTAATTTCCACGACACTTGGATTGATGACCATTTTAATGGTACAACGTCTAACGAAAGTTCAATGGGTACGGGAACACCTTTTATTAGACAAGGTATAACATTTACAAGTGGAAATGAATTAACAAAAGGAACAGTATTAAATGGTGCATTTGTTGAATATAATAGAAAAGAATTAAAAGAAAGAATTATCTGTGAATCCTTTCAAAAATTAACAAACCCAACAACAATTTTTGATTATGGGCAAACTGGAAGTACAATTTTTGCAGGTTCTTCTGCAACAAATATGTTTGGATTATACTACCAACCACATCACAGAGTTAAATTAAGAGAATTATCACCATATACTGAAAGTGCTAAAACTAAAGACATTTTTAATTTACCTGAAAACGCCAAGTACGATTCTGCCGAAGGTGTATGGAGATGGAGAGATTTATATGACCATGGATATGTCGATATTGATGGATATGGTACAAAGTTTCCATTTACAAACGGTATTCATTATGTAAAAAATGACATAAACTTCTATTTAAGAAATGAGAGATTCCACACAAATAAACAAGACGGAATTTCAAAATTCAAAAATAAAAAAATAACTGATTGTTAATGAAAATATTAAGACAAAACACTGATTTAAATCTTGTATTGAACCACGAACTTGACTTCCAAATGAATTTGGGATGGCAAGAAAACATGGAACAATTTGAAGATGAAGTGTTGAATGACATCATTAACCCAATTGACAATTATGAAACTGTTAGATATATTCATAAACCAGATGGTATTAGTGAATCTGATATATGGTTCTATTTTTATTTTTCTAATAATGGAAATTATAGTAAGGGATTAGATTATAGTTTAGTTGGTATAGAACCCAAGGAAAATGCTAAAATGTTGAGACAATCAACAGAGAGTTTCTTTAGATTAGAGTTTTATAAAACACCAAATTTATTAGATGTTAATGGTAATGTAACAGGTTATACTGCACCGACAAGACAAAATAGAAAATTAATATTCACAAAAAATTTAACATTACCGTTAGGTGAAAAATATTTTTATACACCATTACAAGAAAATATACACGTACCTGTTTTCCACGGTTCAAATTATACAAACAAGGAAAACATGTATCTTTTTTGGTTTCAAGATGAGAGTGTTTTAGATGAAACTAATTTAAGTGGTACCACTACAGGTAATACTTTTTTTATGACTGCTAAATTCTTTAATGCTAAAGATGGTTTAATAACGGATTTTTATAATGACGTATATGCAACATCTCGTGAAATTAAAGAGAATGAGGATATGTATTTTCAAGTTGATATAGATAAAAGAGATTATTCATATAAGATATATAAATTTAACGGAACGAAAGGTGCTCAAGTAGGAACAACAGCAACACCTATTAAATTTTATGAAAGTGGAGGAGGAACGATTACACCACCGTCATCACCAACACCAACAATGACTTTAACCCCAACACCAACACCAACGATAGGAATTGCATTATCTCCATCCCCAACTCCAACACCTTCTGCAACGCCAGTGAGTGGGACCGAATCTACTAATTCCTATTTTAAACTTAGACCATGTGAATTCCAAAACAGTGCCGGATATTTGGACGGTAATTACGATGTTTGGTCAATTAGCGTTTTATCAACTGCATTTAATAGTGGAGAAAGAGTTGAGGGGTCATCAGGATATTTTTATGTTATTGTTGGATCACAATCAGCCTCTTTAGGTGAACCTAGTAACACGTTATATACGGTAACAAAGGCAAAAACAATAATTAACGGAGAAGAAATACAACTTTATAATTGTGATTATGTTGCACCTCCAGTTATTAGAACACAAAAAATATTTGCATATACATTAAATAGCGGTTACCCAACCTCAACACAACTACAACAATATTGTAATCAATATCCACATGTTTTACAGGGCGCTGGTTATACACAATATGGACCTTTATATGTTAATGAGACATCTATTACACCACCAACAACATATACACTATGGGACTCAAATACGGGAGGACAAACATTTAATGGAAATGGTAAATTATATGCAATTTTATTACCAGGAAAATCTAAAATATCATATATAGCAACTATTTCAGAGGTAGGAACAATAAGCGAATGGTCAAGTTGTTCCTAATAATTAACTAATTATAATAAATGAAAAGAATAAGGCATTCTATTAAGAGAAAAAACATACCACAAACAAAACTGGTTTCATTAACCGGTCGTTTTTGGTATGACTCTAACGAAGAACTTATGTCTTGGACCGGAAATACAGGTAATGCTTATGTAGGACCATCAACTGGAGACACAATTTATAATGTAAGCGGAGGAACAGTTGCATCTGGTTACTATAGATGGGGAACACCAACACCAAACACTTGGAATGCAATCACAGGTACGGAGTCATATATTAAAACACAAATTTATGACAACTACCAAATACCATTATTCTTAGATTCTAAAGTTGATGAATATGGTTCAATGGTTGGATTTGATAAAAACATCGGAAATGAAAGTCAGTCCGTATCCATTAATTTCAACTATTCAGTTGATTGTAATGTTGTTTCCATAACAGGAACTACAAACGCAAATTCTACGAGATTATTCGACGAATTGCAATTTACAATACATTGGGGGGATAATAGTACAACACCGATTAGTGTTAATGGCACCGCAGTAAAGGCATATTCAACAAACGGCAATAAAGATATTAAAATAAGTCTTAATGAACCTTGGTTTACTCAAGAAGTAATCAAAGCTGTTACGGTGGAATGTGCTCAAAATTTAACACCTACACCAACAATGTCGATGACACCAACCGTAACACCAACAGTTTCAATATCCCCATCGCCAACCCCAACAGCATCAGTTACACCAACTATAACACCAAGCGTAACACAAACCAAAACACCAACTGCTACACCTACAGTTACACCTACCAATACAGTTACACCAACTGCTACACCTACAGTTACACCAACAACCACTGTTACACCAAGTGTAACGCCAACATTATCACCGTCACCAACACCGGAAAGTTCAAATATTACTCTTAAAATATATGACGAAGTAGATAGTCCTGATGATAATAGTACATTCACATTAAGATTAATAACCGGAAATGGAGATATATTTAAAATTTGGGATCCGAACTCATCATCATTACCTTCAACAACAACACCACATCTTCAATTTGAGGCAAATTACGATTTACTACCATATGTTAATGGTGGAGATGGAGGAATATTTTTAGCACAGTGGGTTACAACTGGTGAATTTTATTGGAGACACAGAATTAAAATAACTGATGTTGTAACAAACACAGTTATTTATGATCAATCTGTTGTTGTTGATAATAGTAATTCGTTAGAAATTACACAAAGTATATTTTCGGGAGACAATTATTTAGTAGAGGCATTTATTGAATACGTGCCAACACCAACACCAACATCAACAGTAACGCCAACGGTTACACCTACAAATACTGTTACACCAACGCCAACAGAAACTCCTACGCAAACACCTACCAATACTGTTACACCAACAGAAACTCCTACGCAAACGCCAACAGAGACTCCTACGCAAACACCAACTCAGACACCTACGAATACTGTTACACCAACAGAAACTCCTACGCAAACGCCAACAGAGACTCCTACCAATACACCAACAAATACTGTTACACCAACGGTGACAGAGACACCTACCCAAACGCCTACAAATACCGTAACACAAACACCAACAGAAACCCCAACGCAAACACCTACGGAGACACCAACTCAGACACCTACGAATACTGTTACACCAACAGAAACTCCTACGCAAACGCCAACGAATACACCAACAGAAACTCCTACGCAAACGCCAACAGAGACTCCTACGCAAACGCCTACAAATACTGTTACACCAACGCAAACACCTACGGAGACTCCAACTCAGACACCTACGAATACTGTAACACCTACAAATACTGTTACACCTACGAATACTGTAACACCTACAAATACTGTTACACCAACGGTGACTGAAACGCCAACGGAGACACCTACACAAACGCCAACGGTTACACCTACACCAACTAACCCATTAGATAGTAGTGGTTATTGTATTAAAGATTCGTTAAATGCATCTTGTTTTGAATGTTATTCTAGCAACATATTAATTTATGATGCGGACCAACCAATGGAAGCTGGAGAGTTTTTATATAAAGGACCTGATGGTTCTGAAAAATGGACAATTGAAGATATTCAAATTACATTATCATCAAGCGCAACCGTATTTTATTTATCGGGAGGAGGATTATCAAATATCTTAGAAATTAGTGAATTTGGAGTATCGGGAAATGCATATATTTCATCAGTCACTACTTGCCCAACCCCAACACAAACTGTTACACCAACGCAAACAGCAACACCCACCAATACGGCAACACCTACACCGACTGTTACACTAACAGCGACTATAACACCGACACCTACAATTACACCGTCATCTACACCAAACTGTGGATTTGATTGTGATATTACAGAAATTTTGGTACCATCAATAACATATTATGATGTACAAAGATGTGATGACCAATATACTCCTGAAGACGAATCAGTTTATACAGGTGTAATAAGATATAATGGACCTAATAATTTTGGACCTGCTTATGGTCAAATTGTAAGAAGTAGTAATGGAAATTGTTACACAATTATTGGAATAACGTCAATGTCACCAGAAAGTTCTGGAGTTATTGTTGGAGAATACTCAACATGTTCAGATTGTACGGTACCACCACCATCAAATACACCAACCCAAACTATTACACCGTCCCCAACACCTACGGTTACACCAACTAATACAAATACACCGACTGTAACCAGTACGGTTACACCAACAGCTGGATTGGAATTAACACTAACACCAACGCCAACACCAACAACAACACAAATATTTAGTGGATGTGTTGAACCAACAACAATTGAAGTAACTACTATGTGTTGTGATTATGATCCACAATTAAAAGAATTATATTTTGGATATTACGATGGATGGTCAGATATGATACGATTCTATAACGGACCAACTAATTTCACGTTATATGCGTTCAATGGTTCTACTTTATCTACTCATCTCAATTATGATAATGATGTAAGTTTTGCAACACCTATTGTGGCATCATCGGGGCAATATGGTATTAGTTATACGGGAGCTTGTCATGGAGGAAGTAATAATATTATTTGGATGGGTAATCAATCAATAGGTACTGAAGCAACATCACCATTCTTATATGCACCAACAGGACAAGAAATTTGTAACCATACTAATGAACTTATATTCTTAAAATATAATATCGGACAAACATCTATTCCTAGTGGAGCACCTTTAGTTGTAGGTTCACAATTATATCAACAAGGACCAAGAGGTGGTTACATAAATGTTTACAGAGCAGGTAGTTATTTATTACCTAACGGAAACAAATACAACGTCAATTCAATAGGTATTGTCGAATCTATAGAAGTTGGAGCTTGTGATTCTGCTTTCTTAAAATCAAGCATTGATAACAGATTTAGA